ACGGAAATCGACCCACCCGAAGCCACGTCGGAAGCCGACAGCGTGTCGGTCTCTTGGAAATCCGTCGATATGCCGATACCGGGCCGATAGATGCCGCTTGCCGTGATAAGCGGGCGGATCATCTTCCACTGCTTGATTTTCGGCGTACCGAGCGCGCTGTATGCGGCCTGCCCCACGGCCACGATGGGCACGGTATAGTCGACGGCTCCGGTGTCGGCCTTGTAGACCGCACCATTCATGCCGCCGAAGTAGACTTCCTCATCATAGACCAGCCAGCAATTGGCGTTGTGCCCGTCGTATTCGCACCATGCCCCGGTAATGGTGTTCATCACGTACTGAACGGCGGTCGAGTTCTCCGTCGTCGGCACGTTGACAATGAGCCGCGTGCCCTTGGGGTAAACGCAGGCTTCCCACCCCCAGTTGTTGCCATAGGATCGATGGGCATCGTTGAACGCCTGGGCGATGTTCTCCGTAAGACTGACCCGGTTGGCCTGGCTCTGATCGACGGCGAGAAGCTGCGACAGCGGATAGACGCCTTGCAGGGTGATTAGCCCGAGATCAGCGCCCCACCGGAAGAAACACCGCCGCCCCACAGGTGGAGGCACGTCGAACACGCCGACGAGTGACCATGTGGTGGAGCTCGCCGGGTCCGTACCCTGGTAGAGCGCAACCTGTCCCTCGGATGAGATGAACACGGCATAATCATCCGACCCGGCGCCGCCGTCTCTGGTCCAGGTCGCCATAGCCATTAGATAGCCGCCACGCGTGAACAGCGACCCGACTGCGAATGATGTCGCCGCTCCCGCTATGGCATCCGTGGCGAGATAATAAGCCGTCGTGCTGTTGACGGGCACGAACCACAACCGCTTCTTATGGCTGTTGACGTGGATGGCTTCCGATGCCGTAAAGCCGGTTATCGTCGGCGTTGCCCAGGTCGTGCCGTTGTAGTGCCGTGGCGCATCGGTGCCGTTGACGATGAACAGGAAGTGCCCGGCCGCCGTTGTCTGATTGACGTGCTGCCAGCGATCTTCGCCCAGCCCGGTGACTGCAGACGTTGCCTGAGCATTGCTCGTCACGTCGTAAATTGCCCCGCCACCGGCCGCGAACATCTTGCTCGATGCCGGCCCTCTCCAGGCCATGAGGGTTTCGACTGGGGTCGAGCTGGATACGATGTCCCAAGCGTGCCGGCGGAACCCACGGCGGATCTCGCCCCATCCGGGTTGCGGGAACCAATTTTTGAGCTGAACAGCCCTATCCGGTTTCATCGCAGCCAATGGGCTCGACGCATCCCAGCCGCCGACCGGGAACGGCATCGTGAGCTGCTTTGAAACGGGGGATTTGCCGCGGTTGGGGCGCAGCGCGTCGAGGATCAAAGGTTCCAGCTCCCATCAGGGATCGTTGCGCGCGGCGCCGGGTACTTGTCACTCGGCCCGGTCATGTTGAGGGTTGCCGATCCACCATCGCGGCCGATGCGGCGATTGACAGCCATTTCATACGATCGGAATGCCTCGGAGTAATCGAGACCACGCGAACGCAGATAGCGCCAAACGCCGCCAAGGATCAGCAGTTCTTCGGGCAGGTACGACAGGTCATCATCGTTCGCGAACGCGTCGAGCGTGGCCGTTGTCGACCCGACCAGCCCCACCCAATTCTTCGACACGTACTCATAGGCGTAGGAAGCGCCGGCGCCTGGCGTGGGAAGCATCAGAATGTCATCGCCGCGGTGCCGGAAGCTGTCATGGATGGCTTGAAGGTGGCTGGCCTTGAACGCCTGCCATTCCTGGGCAGACAACGGCCCGATGACCATCAGGTTTTCGTCACGGTTCCAGAACGTGCCATCCACGAACCTGTCGAAGTCATCAGGGATGACACCCGACTGCGTTTCGGTCGCCGTGGCCGTGAACGTCTTTTCCTTCGTGAGAACCTGCCAACCGTGGCGCGATGCCAGTTCACGCCCCTCCTGATTGAGCAAGCCGAACAGAATGCGCGCCTGCTGATCTGCCGAGCCTGCCATGAGGTTCTGGCGAGGCACGCCGACGCGATCGAATACGGCTTGGCTGATGGTCAGGAGGGACATGGTTAGGCCGTGGCCTCATCTGGCGCGTTGGGCGGGCGGCCGCGGCGGGGCTTGGCGGCTTCCGCTTGGTTCGCGAGCACGATCTGGCGCAGTTCCTCGAGCTGTTCGGTCAGTGCGCCGATCTGCCGGTCCTTTTCCTCCAGGGCAATGACCGTTTTGTTGCTGTCCTGGGCTTCGAGGAAGCGCTTGGCCGTCTGCTGGATCTCGCGCACGCCGGGGAGCTGGATGCGATTGATGACGCTATCGGTCGCGCCTGCAATGTCCTCGACAGAGCGTAGGCCAGCCGTGCGGAATACATCGGCCTGTTCAGCCGTGATGCCGGGCCATGCAGCAAGCGGCGTGCCATGCTCGGGGACGGCTTGGCCGGCCTTCCATGCGCTGTAGTGCTTTTCGATGAACTCCCACCGGCCGCGGGCCATGTTGGACGCCACGTCATCCGGGTCGGGAGCTTCACGAATGCGCTTCAGATCAGCGATGCGGGCAACGGTCGTGGTCTTCCCGGCCATGCCGATGGCGCAGTATTCCACCTTGTCGATGGGGACAAGGCCAGATGCCTTGCGCTGGTACTCGGTCCAGAACTTCACGATGCGGAAAGGGGCGGTTTGGGCAGACATTGGGTTTCCTTAAAAGGAAGGCGGCAGCGCGAACGCCACCGCCTCTTGCCTCAGATTACCAGGGACAATCGAGCATCACGATCTTCGCCGAAGCGTCGACCGCGTAAGCGACGATAGAATCGGTCACGAGCGCCGACACGTCGAGCGCGCCGTCAGTCGATCCAACTGCCGTCAGAGCGTTGCCGTCTGCGCCAGCCGTCAGAGCGAGAGCCAGAGTTGCCGGCCCCTTGATCTGAATCCAGCAATACTCGCCATCTGCCGGGGCAGAGAGCAGCATGCCGGCGCCGAGGCCAGCCGAGTCCGACAGATCCGACGTAACGACGGTGGTAGCACCAGCCGATGCACCAGATGGGGCGTAGTAATACGCCATCTGGTTGGCGACGGCCGCAACCGGGCCGGCACCCGTGTCGTACTGAACGAACTTGTAGACCTTGCCGTCCGGCCCCTCGAAGTGATCGCCGACGCCGGGGGCATTGCCCTCGTTCTTCAGCGCCGTTGCCGTCCAAGTGCCCGTGAGGAGGGCGCCTGCTGAGAGTGACATGATGATTTTTCCTTTCTGTCTGGATCAGGTTGCGACGTCGAACAGCACGCCTTGCAGCGAGCGGTTGGAACAGACGAGCTGGCCCATCCAATAGATCGGGATTACCACGGCATCTTGGTTGACCGGCGTTTTCTCGTCGTCTTCCGACCACCGAGCATCGGGGTGTTCCATGAGATAGAGGTACTTCGTGTTCAAGAAGTACATTTTCTCGGCGGTCGTGCCGAAGTTCGTGTTGTCGTCGAAGATTACCGAGGCCGACTTGTACTTGAGCGCCTCGAAGCCGGCCGACGCCATCTTTGAATCAGCGTAGCGCTGGAGATCCTGCAGGCCGCTCTCGTACAGCGAGTACATATCGTGAGAAGCAACGATCAGGTCAGGCTTGTCGTTGCCGCGGTTGGTAGCCAGCCACAGCGTATTCATGCCGGCGCGGAGGTTGGCGTAGGTCAACGCCGTGCCGGTGTATGCACCATCGACAGCCACGTCGCCGCCGGCCACTTCCTGGAACTTGTTCTTCCAAAAGGTGTACGTACCCGAGACGATGCCGCCGACCGTTCCCGTGCCGTCGTTGGTCACGAGATTGGCGAGGCCGGCGACCTGATTGGACAGGGCGCCATCCGAATAGAGATCGATGCTCATGTTGTTCGCAGCCGTCGCAAACGCGACATCGGTACGAGCCTTGACCAAGTTAATCATCTTCTGCTCGGAATTGTTCATCCGAAGCTCGCGGCCAGATGCCGTGACGTGAAGCGCAACCTGGCTCCAATCGTACTTGGCAGACGACAGCACGTCCGAGGCGCCGATGTTCAGCGTGTCATAGCCAGAATAGCGCTGATACGTGCTGTTCTCGGCGTAGCTGAGCGGGATGGCGATTTCATAGCCGCCGCTGGCATCGGTCTTGATGTGGCCGCGCTCCTTCAACACGGTCAAAAAGCCGTTGTTGTCGGTCACGTTGTCGACCACCTTGCGGTAGTGCTTCCGCATGGTCGTCGTGACCATTTCCGTAAAGGTTGAGTTGGGGCTGGGCATTTCTCAGTCCTCAGTTTGCGTGGTTTCGGCGCCAGATCGAGGACAGATCGTCGTCGAGCGACATCTGCTTGCCGACAGGGGCGGAACCGTTGACGTTGATGGCCGCGCTGCGTCTGGCAGTGTTGGCCGCTGTCTTGGCTTCCTCGAACCGCTTCTTTTCCGCCTCGGCCCGCTGTGCTTCGATCAGCTTCGTCCGCGTGGTGGGGTTTGCCCACCTGGCGCGCTCGTAAGCCTCTTTCAACATTTCCTGGGGCGATAGGTTGGGGTTGGAGCGTCGGATTGCCGGTATGGCGTGTTCGATATCGTCGGCGAGGTCGCCAAAATCTGGCTTGTCTGCCGCGAACTCTGAAACTGTGTGCTCGTAGGATGACTGGCGGATCGCTTGTTCGTGGGATTCTCTCCCAACGACGCGCTGATGCGTGTCCCCTAGTTGCCGTTTGAGTTGGTCGATTTCCTGCCAAGCTGCGTTGAGTTGGGAGGTCATCTGCTGCTGGTGGGGATCTGCGCCGATGCTGAACGGGTCAGCAATCGCGTTGAGGTCCACCTGATAATTCTGGGCAAGAGCTTTGATCGCGCCGACAGCATCGCGGGCGAGCCATTGATCTGCGGCGAATAGTCTTTGAACGTAGCCGGCCGGGGTTTCTCCAATGGCCCTTATGCGGTCCATGTGAGGCTGGATCACCTCGCCGATGGGCTGCATATTCTTGGCGTACTGGCCGAGCTGCGAGATTGCCGAGTGTGCCTCGGTTTCGCGCTGCGCCACGTACTGCTGAACGGTCGGCGGGAGCTTGGCCCACTCTGCGGCGGCTTCTTTCTTCCAGCTTGCAGGAGGCGGAACGACGGGGACGGCTTCGACCTTGGGTGCTTCGACGGGCTTGGCTTCGAGATCAACCTTGGCCTCTGCCGGCTTGCCGTCCTTGGCCGCGAACTTTCCGTCTTCCTCCCGCTCCTTGTTGGCGTTGCGGAAGGTCTGGCGCAGATCGTCGTCGAGCGCCTGCTCTGCCGCTTGCGCCTTGTCGGCCGGTGTCTCTGCCGGTGCGGCTGGTGCTGGTGCAGGCTCGGAAGGTGCCGGCGCTGGCGCTTCTGTCTCTGGCGCTGCGTTGAGGTCTTCGAGGCTCATGGTTGGTCCTTAACCCATCAACTGCTGTGCAATGCGTGCGTTGGCGCCGCCGCCGGGTTGCGGCTGGCCTTGCGGCGGCTGGCCCGGCTGGCCCTGTCCTGGGGGCGGCATGAGCCCGAGCGCGATCATCCCAGCCATCATGATCTCTTGTTCTGACGGCATCTGCTGGCCCTGCTGGGGCTGCTGCGGCTGTCCACCCTGCGGCGGCATCATTTGAGGTTCCATCGTCAGCGCTCCATCAGCATGCGTGCAATTCTGCGTTTAGGGTCTTCTCCGTAGAAGCCGCCGGGCTGGCCTTCGGCATCTCTCACCGTATTCATACGTGCGCGATCCTGCGCCGCTTGGTTCGGAGCGCCTGCGCCCGCCATAAACCCAAGTCCGCCGCCAACTCTCCCAGCGATGTTTGCAGCGGCTGGCCCTGTCTCTCCTGCAATGAACCCGCCCACGTGCCCCATGCCTCGGCCTATTGCACGCCCGGCGAGCGCGCCGATGCCGCCGCCCATCAGCATGTCGAGCGGGCTGATTGTTTCCGTCGTGATCCCTCGACGCAGCATGGCCTCTTGCTCTGGCGTCAGCGGGCCGAACTGGTTAGCTTGGTCGGCCATGGGTCAGCGCTCCATCATGGGTAATCCGTGTTTCTTGGCGTATCGTTCGTTCTTGAACCCGCGCGGGCGTTTCGGCGGGTCCACTTCGACGCAATCGTTGCGCTTCAGGTCTTCCCGGCGATGCGTGCGGGACGTGATCGGCCGCCCATCGATCGGGCTGCGATACTCGGGAATGTCGGAGATGATCATCGGCGCGCAGATCGCGTTGGGGTCTTTGACCTCCATCGGCTCGCCGGTCTTGCGGTCGCGGAACGTGTAGGTTTTCGAGTCCCATATGTAACGGCTCATTGGCGTGCGGCTCCGTTTGGCTGCATAGCGGCTTTCTGCTGTGCGACCTGGGCACCTAGCACGGCTTTCTGG